TTTAACATTGCAGTTGGCTTAATAGCGTTCTTTGGAGGCTGGGTGATCAATAGCATTACACGATCTTTAGAACGCCTTGACACCGACGTGCGCGATATGCAAAGAGAGTACGTCACTAAAAATGACTACCATCGCGATATTGATGAAATAAAAGCCATCTGCAAGCAGATCTTTGATAAACTTGATGCCAAGGCTGATAAATGACTACACCTGCAGCAGTTTTAACATACGATACGCTGACTAGTCTTGTTCAACAGTACTTGGAGCGTAAAGATGCTGCTGTTGTCGCATTTATCCCAACTGCCATTATGCTGGCAGAGTTTGAGATAGCTGAAAACATTAAGACGCTGGGGCAAATGATTGTTGCTAACAGCAATATGAATATTGGCAACCCAGTTATTGCAAAGCCTGCACGTTGGCGCAAAACTGTGTCAATGACATTAACTGCAGTAGATGGTACAACGCAACCAATTTTGCTTAGGAAATTGGAGTACCTTAAGCAATATTGGCAGAACGTATCAACCACTGACACGCCACTTTTCTACGCTGACTATGACTATGACAATTGGTACGTAGCGCCTACTCCAAGCGCAGCATTTGCGTTTCAAACGTTGTGTTATACACGACTGCAGCCACTAGCATCTGACAATCAGACTAATTGGATTACGCAAAACGCGCCTAATGTAATGCTCTTTGGCACGTTAAAGCAGACTGCGCCCTTCTTAAAAGATGATGCGCGACTTGCCGTGTGGTCACAACTGTTTGACACAGCACTTGCTGCTTTAAAAACTGAAGAGCAATTGCGTATTGGCGACCGACAAACTGTTGCACAGGACTCTTAACTATGACTTCTTACACCAATGCGTTAACAGGGCAAACCATCAGCCCCTCAGCGGTTAGCTATGAGTCGCTGTCAATCAGCGTTACTACAGAGTTGCAGTGGCCGGTAAATGGTAACACCACTACCCCGGTGAGCAATATCATTGACGTAACAGCTACTACGACCGGATTGTTGCTAAAAATGCCCCCTGCGCAACAGGTATCAACCGGGCAGTCCGTGCTGATACGCAACGTAGGAACCAACACCTTCACAGTGACTGACAACTCCGGCAACACCATTGTTGCCATAACCACGGGCGTCGCGCAGTTTGTCTTCATCACCAACAACACCACAACCAATGGGGTGTGGGCTTCGGTGGTGTTTGGCGCGGGCACGTCGTCGGCCAATGCCGCCGCGCTTGCAGGATACGGTCTTTTGGCGTCTGGCTTAACTCTTAATCAGGTATACCCAGTAATCTCGTATGGCTCGTCCTATACACTTACTGCTGCCAACAGCGCTGATTTAAGTGTGTGGACAGGTGGCGTAGGCACACTCACATTGCCCTCAGCAGCAACTGTAGGGACAGGCTGGTTTATTACCATTAAGAACAATGGCACAGGCATATTAACTATCAGTCCGGTAGGCGCTGAGACCATTGATGGTGGCGCCTCGCAGCAATTACAATTGACAGAGTCTATAAGTCTTGTTTCCAATGGCGCAAATTGGAACAGCTTTGGCATTGGGCGGTCAAACACTTTTGCGTATACACTGCTATCTGCAGTTGTCACCGGTGGAACGCTTACGCTGTCTTCAGCACAAGCTGCAAATACGTTGCAGTCTTACACAGGCGCACTCACAAGCAATCAAATTGTGATTGTGCCTTCTACCGTGCAGTTGTACACATTTACCAATAACACCACAGGGTCGTTTACATTTACAGTTAAGACTGCCGTTGTTGGCGGTGCAGCTGTAACTGTTGCGCAAAGCACATCATTAGTGCTTATTTGTGATGGCACCAATGTCTACAATGCAGCTTCAGGCGCTTCTAGCTCAATTACATCGTTAACGGTGGGTAATGGCTCTCTTTCAGTGCCTTCGCTTAAATTCACAGGTGATGTAAACACTGGCGTTTACTTGCCTGCGTCAGGCCAGTTAGGGTTTGTGGTTGCCAATCTTTTGGCGGGCTATTTCAGCTCCACTGGGCTTACAGTAACTAATGGCATCAGCGGAGGCACGTTCTAATGACTGCTGATGTAATATCACTGCTTATACCGCCAGGTATTCAGCGTGATGGCACGGTATTTGATTCACCTATGTATGTTGCGGGTGTTTGGGTGCGCTTTCAGCGTAAGCGCCCTCGTAAAATAGGCGGCTACAACGCAATCTTTCTAAATGCAGCCGAAATTAGCCGCGGCATGATTATGCAATCCACACAAGGGCTTAACTATGTGTATTCTGGCTCGGCAAGCTATGTACAGCAATGGTCAACGTCCAATACTTCTGGCATAGGCAATGGCCCAACCAATATACTTACATCAGCAACCGCGGATTTTACAGTAAGCGCAAATAATTTATGGCAGTTTGACATAGGCAATAATCTTTCTGGCGCAGGTATACAAATTGTTGCGCATCCAGGGCAGAATCTTGCTGCAATTGATAGTACTGTAAACACGCCCGTTTTGTCAGGCTCATTTCCAGGTGGCGCGCTAACAAAAGTAGGTGTATTTACAGTAAGCGGCACCATTGCAGGCATCAACTTTACCATTGCTGCTGCCAATTACCTAATTGACGTGGGGCAGTCTGTTACAGGCGGCGGACTTCCTGCAGGCACAACAGTTGCGTCGTCTACAGTAAGTGGCTCTGTAACTGTTGTAACACTATCAGCAGCAGGCACAGCAGGCGCGCAGTCATTGACATTTGACAACAACATCTCTGTATCAGGTGGCGTTGTTATGTTGTACCCATACCTGTTTGTGTATGGCAATGACGGATATGTGCAAAACTCTTCTGCAGGTGACTTTGATAACTGGGTTGCCCCTGACGCCAACAACACCAATATTTCAGCTACAAAAGTAATAAAGGGCATATCATTGCGTGGGGGTACAGCGTCGCCCTCAGGTTTGTTTTGGTCACTTGACCAGTTGACTCGAATTAGCTATTCGCCTACGCCTATTGGTAGCTCTACACAATACTGGCGTTCAGACATCATCTCAACACAGACGTCCATTCTTTCATCACAATGCGTGATTGAGTATGACGGCTTGATCTTTTGGATTGCCGTAGATCGCTTTATGGTGTATAACGGTGTAGCACAAGAATTGCCTAATGGCGTCAATCTAAACTTCTTCTTTGACAATCTTAATTACAGTCAGCGCCAAAAAGTATGGGCAGCAAAAGTGCCTCGTTGGGGCGAGATTTGGTGGTTCTATCCAGCAGGCGACGCCACTGAGTGTAATAACGCCATCATCTACAACGTGCGTGAGCAAATATGGTACGACGCAGGTTTTGCGCCTGGCGCTAAGCGCTCAGCGGGTGTGTTCTCAGAAGTCTTTAGATACCCCATATGGGCAGACAACGTGGTGAATTCTGCTGCAACGTTTACGTTGTGGCAACATGAGTTTGGCAAGAACCAGATTTACTTAACAACGCTGGATGCTATTCAAAGCTACTATGAGACTAATTGCATTGGGTGGGTAACAGGCGGACCAGGTCAAAACTCTATACAAGGCGCTAATCGTTGGATACGTCTTGAGCGTGTGGAGCCTGACTTTGTGCAAGTTGGAGAAATGAGTGTAACTGTTATTGGTGCAGGTTACGCAGATGAGGTAGACACGTATTCAGACCCATACTACTTTGATCAAACAACATACAAAATAGACATGCGTGAGCAAGTACGTGAAATGCGGTTACGCTTTGAGTCAAACACATACAACGGTGACTACGAGACAGGCAAAGTATTGCTTAGTGTCAGTGTTGGCGATGAGCGCAATACAGGAAACCCATAATGACTACGTATGACCCACGCGGTATGACATGGGACCAATGGTGCGCACTAATGATTGAGCTTTTTGCTGCACAGCAGTTAAGCAAGTACCCTGAAGATAAGTGGCAGGAATGGGCTGGGACACTGCAAGGTATTGGGTATTTTAATAATTCAGCTGTGCCTGATGCACGTGCATTTACCGACTGGAAAAGTTGGGCAAGCGCACTGGTTGGCATTATGTCAATAAGGAGATAGATATGCCCGGTCCAAATTTTCCGTACCTTAGAGAGGAGATTAATGCAAATACACCCGGAGCAGTGTATGTTCCTAGGACTGGTGGGGGGATGGGCGGCTCTGGGGGGTATTATTACGTAGACCCAAAAGTAGAAGCACAGATCAATGATGCTGCGCTGCTGGCCCAAGGTCCTCCCGGCCCCGGATACGTGTTTCAACCAACAATATTTGCAGGTGCGAGAGGTCAAGCAGGGCAAAGCGGTGGTGAGAAACTAGTTACAGGGCAATGGGTAATCCCTAACAAAGGTGGTGGTGGCTGGCTAGACAGTTTTCTGGGCAACCCCCTTGGGACAATCGCCAACACCGTTACAGATTTTGTCAAGGACCCTGCCAAATCAACTACTCAATTTTTTGAAAACCCAGGGGTAAAAGAGGCGGCTGTATTAGCTGCGCTATATGCTGGCTTGCCGGGATTAGAAGCGGGCGCTGCTGGAACGGCGGGTGCTGGCGCTGCGGGTGCTGATGCGTTGTTGGCTTCTGAACTTGCGGCATATCCAACTGCTGGGATAGTTGGATCGGGTGCTGCTGGTGCTGGACTAACGTCTTTGGCGCCTGAGATTCTTACCGCCGGTAGTGCGCCGGGAGCATTAGCCGCTACCTTGCCTGCATATGTTGCTCCTACTGCTGCGGAGCTTGTTGCCGCAGGAACCACCGCTGGCGGAACACTTACAACAGGACTTGGTAATGAGGCAGTTGCTTCGGGGACGTTCACTCCAGGCTCTGTTGGCTCTGTTGCAAACGCCGCCGGTGTGCTAACACCAACGCAAGTTGCTGCAGCCGCAGGGCTTCCAGGTCTTACTTCGCTTACTGGTGCCGACGCTGCGGCTGCTAAGTTGGCAGCATCCGGTAATGAAGCTGTAGCATCCGGCATGTCCCCCGGCTCTGTAGGCGCAGCACAAGCAGCTGCAGGAATGCTTACACCAGAGCAATTGGCTGCAGCGTATGGCGTTAACAGCGCGCTTGACGGGTTAAAAGTACCTAGACCATTTGACAATTCAAATGGCGCAGACTTGATGAAGCAAGGCCTTAGCTTAATCAATAACACCACTAATGTAGGCGGTAATTCATCACAAGCATTGCAAAGTACAGGTCTTTCAAGTCTAGCGCCAAATAGCCAATCTAATTTGCTAAAAGAATTGGTGCAGTTGTATCCGCAAATGTCTAACGTAAACCCACAGACAATGGCTGCAATCTCTCCGTACTACCGTATGCAGGAAATACCGCAAACACATATGCCTGCTGAAGAGCCGCAGTCTTACGCAAAGGGCGGGCTTTCGCGCCATCGTCCTGAGTTTATTACAGGCGCTACTGGTCACTATGTTAAGGGTCGCGGCGATGGGCAATCTGATGACATTCCTGCAATGCTTGCAGATGGCGAGTATGTGTTTGACGCTGACACTGTTGCGTCGCTTGGCAATGGCTCTTCAGACGCAGGCGCAAAGCGTTTAGATAAAATGCGAGAAGCTATTCGTAAGCATAAACGCTCAGCGCCTATACATAAAATTCCCCCTAAGGCTAAATCGCCATTAGAATACTTGAAAGGATAAGTTATGCCAGATTTAACACAAGGCTCACCGCTACCGGATATTAAGTCAACGACGTCGCAGACGACAACAGCCCCTGATTGGTACACCTCATATCTCAATGACATAGTAACCAAGGGCTCAAAAGCTGCAACAGATGCGCAATTTGTAGGCGCCACTGCTAATCAAAAAAGTGCATGGAAAAATGCTGCAGGGAATGTTGGCAACTACCAACCTGCGCTAACATCTGCAACTGATCTTGTAACTGCGGGCACAAAATCAGCAGTTGACCCGAGTAATCCGAATGGCGTGCAATCATTTATGTCACCCTACATCAATGATGTAGTAAACAACATTGGCATACAAGGGCAAAACAACATTGCAAGAGGCTTGGCGCCGCAAGTTACTTCAGGCATTGTAGGCTCAGGCATGTTTGGGTCTAAGCAAGGCGCTAATGTGCTTGCATCTAACATTGCAAATGCCGAGCAAAATATTACGCAAAAACAAGGTGAAGCATTGCAAAGTGGATACGGGCAAGCTTTAACTGCTGCGCAAAATCAACAGGGCATTGACTTGTCAGGCGCAGGTTTAATGGGCAACCTTGCAAGTGCTACGCAAACATTAGGCACAAATGACGTCAATACACTGGCTACAATGGGCGGGCAAGAGCAGACTATTGGGCAAAATAAAGAGCTGTTTCCATTGCAAACATTGACAGCTGCATCTAATCTTGGTAAAGGCTACACCGTACCTACCAATGTGACAAGCACATACAATGGCCCAGGCCAAGCGGGCCAATACTCAGCATCGCCATTGCAAACAATTACAGGGCTTGGGGCGCTTACTGCCGGTATTTCTAACACAACAGGCGGGCAACAGTTAATTAGTTGGCTACAAAATAATAACTACCTTCCTAAATAGTAAAGGCGTTATATGGCACTACCTACGTTACCTACTGACGCTGCAACCAATCCTGATGCGCAGCAGCAATACATTGACGCACTGACTCGGTTATCTAGCTCATTTGATAACCGCAATAACACTAACTGGTTTAGCATTGCAGGTGCTTTGCTGGACCCAGGCCGCACAGGCTCTTTTGGTGAAGGTATAGGTCGTGCAGCTTCTGTAATGGGACAGCAGCAACAGGCGCAGTTAGAGCGCGCACCTGCGATTGCGCAATTGAAAATGCAAATTGAAGGCCAGAAGTATGAAGTGCAAAGTCGTGCTGACGCAATGAAAATGCTAGGTCTTGCAATTGGCGCGTCGCCTACCGATGTTGCGCAAACATTGCAAGGCGGGTCTGCAACTGGCACAGGCACAGGGCCTACAGCAACAACAACGACGGCTGCAAAGCTACAAAATATTGACCCCAAAGTATACTTGCAAATCGCCGCCAAGAACCCTACTGTAGGTGCTATGGTCAAAGACTTTGCAGGTATGACCAATGAGCAAATCAAAACGCAGATTGCGCAAGATCAGCTTACTGAAACTAGGAATCAAAACACAATTGGCAATCAATTCAAAGGGCTTGAGCTACAAAATGCAAAGTTTGACTTAGAACTTAAACTGCTTAAAGCTGGAGATGATCAAGACGCCAAGCGTCGTGCGCAAGCTGATTTTATTGATAAAGTTGGCCCGGTTGCTGCCAAAGAGTATGGCATTGAAATAACGCCGCCTAAAGTGATGCCTACAGTGCCACTTGCAACTATACCGGACGCGCAGCCTGCACCAGGCGGGCCTCAAAGCGGCACGCCTATGATAACCCCTTCACCTGAGCCGGCAATGCCACAGGCGCCTCAGCCAGTCATACCCGCGCCGCAACCAGCCATGACTGCGCCACAACCTGCGCCAACGCCAAGTTTGCCCATGGGGCCTGCTGCTGCAGCTGAGCCTAGCGCTTTACGACCTGCAGCAATGCCAATGCAACAGCAAAACCCTGCTGCAATAATTAACACGCTAACTGCAAGTCGTGAAAAGCTTTCAACAGTAATGGACATGGCTGTTAAGTCAGGCAACCAGCAAATGCAAGCAGTGCTAGGGCCACAACTTGCTGAGATTGACAAGCTACTTGCGCAAGTGGGCGGGCAAACCCCGGTACGACAAGCACCTGCGCAGCAAGCACCACAACCACAACCTATGCCGCAACCAGCGCAACAGCGGCAAGTAGCGGGGACTGACTCGCCTGCTGTGCAACGTGCCCTTGCGCAAAAAGCAGGTGAAGCGCAAATTGGTGTAGAGACAAAGAGCGCGGAAACACAGTTGAAGCCGTTTAACGACAGAATTGCAGCTCTTAATCGCTTTAGCCCTACAATTAGTTCGCAAGCCATAAACAATATGTCTACGTTGCGGAAAATTGCAACAAGCCCTGATGGTCAAATTGTTTTTGGCCAGTTGCAAGCTCGTGATATTGACACTGTTATTCAGCGTGCTGCAAAAGCTGTGGGGCAAATGCTTAATACTGGTGTAGGCATGGGGCATTTTGGGCATGCTAATATCCCTGTAGCAGACTTGGTTAGCAACTTAAAACTGGATGACAATCAAAAGCTGCTTGCCACTCGCGTATTCAATGCTATTGCAGAAGAAACTGTTGCCAATCTTTCATTGAATCGAGAAGCAATTGGCGGGCGTCTTAGCAACTATGAAGATCAGCAGCTTAGCGCAGCAATTGCAAACACGGGCAATCTACCTGAGGCTATATACTACTGGGCAGGTAAGCGCCTATTGCAGCATCAGAATGAGGCAAAAATTGTTAACATTTATGGCGCATGGAATGAGGCAAACCCTGGTGCGTCTGCCAAGAATCCTAGAGCATTCTTTAGGCATCCTGAATACACGCAGCAAAACAGCGATTACCTAAACGCGTTGACTGGGCTTGACCAGCTTCTCTTGAAAAAGAAATAAAGGCTACATATGGCAACGTCTGGCATTGACTCTTTAAACAAGTTTGACGCAAGTCTTGCTGTGCCCTTTGGCGCATCAGCACCAGTAGCTGCGCCACAGCAGCTTTCATACGACGATTGGGCGGCACGTAACCCTGGTGGTACTGAAGATGACTACAGCGCGGCAATGTCGCAACGTGCTAACAACCCAATGCTTGCAGGAGATGCCGGTGCGCCTTTTCCAAAGTCGGCTGCAAGCGCGGCAAAACCACAAGCTGCTAGCAACAGCGATACAGGCATAGGTGAAATTGTAGGTGGCATTACAGGCGCTGTCGCAGGCTCGCGTGCGCCTAAGTACGTTAGCCCCGACTTGACAGCCGCTAAAACAGATCTTGCAGGCAAGGCAGCGTTTGAAAAGTCTTTGATTGACACGTATCAAGGCGGCGTTAATAGACTTATAAATGAGCATAAGATTGCAAACACTGTGTTGGAAGACGCCAGAAATGTTCGTGACGCAGCGCATACTGCAGCTCGTGCCGTTGGGCTTGACCCTGCAACTATTTCAGCTGAAGATTTAGCAGGCGATAAATGGAACAAAAAAGTTGTAGGCTCCATGGGCCCAGGCGGCGACAGCGTTACTGAGGCTGCAAGGAACTACCAGGTTGAAAAAGGTTTGCCTGCAGATTACAAGGCAACACGTAGTGGGATTGCTGTGCCACGTAGCTACAATGAGGCACCTGCAGTAACGCAAGCTCGGCAAGCTGTTGTAGACGCTGAGATAGCGCATAGAACTGCGCAAACTGAGGCTGCAGCGGCGCAACTTGCAATGGACAATGCGCGTAACGCAAGACTTCCTGCACCATTAGCTAACGCAACGGCAGCTAAGAATGCTGCACAAGCAAGTGTTGATGAGCTATCCAAGGCAAAATCATTCTTGTCTAAGATCCCAGGCTTTAACATCATCATGGGCGGCTTATCTGGCGCTGAGTTGGTGCATGCTTACAATGAGCTTCAAGCAGGCAATACACTTGAAGGCGTTATGGCTGGGCTCAGTGGTATAGGCGGCTTGGTGTCTATGGTACCTCATCCAGTTGCCAAGGCAGTTGGCACAGCCATGGCCTTACCGCCTCTAGCCTACCAAGGCATCAAGGCGTATAAAGAGCATAAGGCCAATGCGTTTGACCCCGGAAAAGGCGAAGGCTGGGATTAAAGCTCTTTGCCTTTAGTGTAGAACCACATCCGCAAAGATGATATGCCGCCATCAATCAACACATGATTTGGGAATGCTTGATACTTGTGGTACAACGGGTGGTTGATGAAGTTCTTCATTAGCAAGTAAGCATCAGCGTCTGGAGGAGACATCCCCATTGCGCGGTCAGTGTCAATGCACTTTATGTCAAAGTCATTGCTAAACTCTTTTTGCATTGTATGCACTTGGTCATTCAACAAGCCAATGATGACTACACGTTTCTTTTTGACGCCAGTTGCTGTGTATTCACAGCTATGCTTGTGCAGCCCATACTCATGCTCAAGCTCTTTAACAGCATTAGCAATCGCATGTTTTAGTGTGCCAGCAATTTTCTTTGCTACGGCTTGAACTAGGTCATCAAGAGTAGGGTCCCAGGGTGTACTGGTGGGCATTGGCGCCACTGCATTGGCTGGTGTGGGTGGTTCTATTGCTTTTTGCTTTGGCACGCCCCGCGCCACACGCAACTTAAGCTCTTTAATGAGTGTGTTTGCAACTGAGTGGGTGTTAAACGCCCGCTGTCTGTGTACAGGCAGCACTTTTTGCGCTGCTTTAATCGCATCAAAGTGCATGTAGGTACTTGTGTCAAAAAGATAGTGCGCGTTTGAAAGCACTGTGTCTGTTTCAGCTTTGGTCCAATGGATTTTTGTCATGATGAGTCCTTTTCAATAATCAAGTTACGTAAGCAACGTTGCTTACAATGTGGATTATACTACATTTACGGTTTGAAGTCTGCTTCAGCAGCAATTTTTTGCCAGTTGTCAACACTTACAAGCTCAATCTTTACAGACATCAAAGCCTCAATGATTTCAGGCAAAGTGTATCGTTGGCGAAGCATTGCCGCAATGGAGGTACGTAGCGCATGCTCAGCGGAAGGCCGCACGTTCAAACGTTCAGTAGCCATTTTGAGAACTCGTATTTAGGATTGATGATGCAGTTGATAAGCTCCAAAGCTTCGGCTTTTACTATGCGAGGTGGCATGTCTGAGAGGACTTCGTATGTATGGCTATCCATGATTTCACGGAACATTTCCATACGAGGCACATAAACATGGAAAGAACCAACGGTAACAGTCAAATTACCCATCTCTACGTCTAAAAGCACTGCAATGATTTCTTGCAAAAACGAGAATGTAGGTATGTCATTGGCCATGCCCCACAAGATGTCTTGACTGCGCATGATGGCACGAGCGTTTAACTTACCATTGCGAATGCGAAACTCAATGGCAATAGTGCAAGGCACATCTTTTGCGTCTATGTCCATGTGGTCAACATCTGTACCGTACATTGGAATAACTGCACGACGGCTGGTAGGGTCTTCAGTTAGTAGCTTGACAATATTGCGTACGCCATGTCTGCCAAACCAGTATGAGCCGTAGTTGCTATTAAGTTTGCCATTGGCAACAATCTTGCCCCATTGAGCTGCATGCTCCATGATGGACAAATCGTACGGGTTGGCTTTAACGTACCATGCAAACTCACGCTTTAGATACTTAAGATTGAAGTTACGGCCTTTGAAAGAGTTGAAACGCACGTAGGGGCCAACTGTGTAGGCAAAGTTTTCAATCTCAAGAGTGGTTTCGCCTCGTGGTGATGCCCATTCACCGTACTCACGTAAAACGTAGTACAGATTGATAAGGCCTTCTTCATTGCTAATTGCTGCTAGGTCCATCGTTATCCTCAAAAATGTGATAGGGTTGATCTGGGTAGTTTTGCATGTGATACAACGGCGGCGGAAGCTTAGTTGCTTTGATGTTGTTATTCAGTGCCCAGGCATACGCGTTATTGCCAAGAGCAAAAATCCTACGCGGCTTAAGCTGCGCAATAAAGTCAGGGCTTGTAGGGGCGCCTGCAGCGTTTTGTGTATTTGCCCAGTACAACATATTTTCAGGAACATTGTCTTGCTCAAGCGTTGCTGACAGCATTCTGCTGGGGCCATCATTATCAAGAAAATTGACAAACGGGACAACCACAGCAGATGACTTAACGTTCATTTGCGGGCCCTTATCACATAGCATAAGGTAGTTACCTTCAACAAATGCGCCGCCGCCTACACTCTTGTTGTCAATACGTACTTTTTCAATTCGTGCAAGCAAATCTTGAAAGTTGTCATGCACGTAATCGTAATGCACTACCGGCAAATGAGTTTGTAAATCTAAAGTTTCATAATCATTGTAAACTTGGCGTAACTGGTCAACATTGTCCAGATATTCTTCAGCTTTACGTGACATGAATGCCTGCTCACACACCTCAAAGTCGGGCTGGCAAAGTATGACAACAGCACCACGTGACAATGCAGTGCGCTCAAGCATTCTGCGGCGAGGCATGTCAACTCTTGAAATACCATTGCGATACGCGTCAGCGTAAATAGGCTCCGACAGCCATGACCTATCCATGATAAGACTATCATCAAACGTCAACGCAGGCGACATTGACCGAAAGTACAGTTTGCAAAGTTGTTCAGCATCCAAACCTGCGTAAGGCCCATGCGCAACGCTATGCATCATATTGCCGGGGCTTTCACTTACAACAGCACGTAGCTTTTCAGCAAGTGTTGTTTTGCCAGAGCCATCAGGCCCTTCTAGAATGATGATCATATAAGACTCTTTAGTATATTTACTGTTGTGAATCTTGGCGCTGTTAGCAATTCTTTTTGCTGTCCTACAACCAGTTGCTTTAGCATCTCATCATCCATGGATTCAATTTCATGCAATGTAAAGCTATATGCTGGGCCAATGGCGTCAAGCTCCATACGATCACCGCCAAGCACACAACCTGCAAGCTTGGCATGCAAATATCTTACACGCCACCAGCCGCAACCTGCATGCGTGTATGTTGGGCAAAGCACGCCTTTGTAAAAGCCGTATTCCCAAACAATATCGCTTTCAAGCTTGCGGGGTTGCCCTAGCTGTTTACCCCCAACGGAGTTGACGGGCCATGTAAGACTTTGCGCTGTCGCCCATAGATGCGCCCCTGTTGATAGGGACGCGTTGTACCATTCTTGCTTACGCTGACCCCATGCCAATTGGTGCACTGGCGGTGGGATATACAAAGGCGACGGGTCCCATGCAACAATCCGGTTGACCTGCAAACCCATCTTATTTACGTCGCCCCAAGGAAATAGTGGCGCCAACCATGTACGTGATTGCAGCTTTTGCAAGTCAATCACTTTTGCCCACGTAGGCATAATTTCTTGAAATGACCAATCGTCAAGGCACACGTATGCATCCGGCCTTACCTCCAGTGCATACGTGGCCCCAACATGGGAAATTGCGTTATGATCCAGAGGATACACATACACAAACACGACGTCAAACCATGAAAGATCCTCACCTACAGTTACCGCACGATGCGCCACGTTGTAGCCTAAATCGCGATACGCAGATGCCATCATTTCAGGGATAGAGACGAACTTGGTAGAGCTTGCCCTACCATGATAATTGATGTGCGTCTCTGTGACGCCCGTGATGAGTATGTTCATTACGCAGCTACAGCTTCGTCAGAAGTTTCAAAAGAGATGTCACCACGTGCCTGATCATAGTGCACATCACTAGAACGGCCACCTGCAGCAATGTAGTCTTCAATGCTCATGCCATCTTCATACAGTGCAAAGCGTGCATGGGCAAGGGTGCCTTCACGCTTAGGGTTAGCAGCAACATTGATGCGGATGATAGTGCCCTTGTCAATATTGGGGCCACGTGCTTTGCGCTCTTTAACAGCGGTAGAGACTTCTTTGGTAACGGTCATACAGATCTTTCTAAAAGGTGAATAAACTTACAATGAATAATGTCAATGTTCAACACTTACAATTATATCACGATGAATGTAATCACGCACCGCGTTTAGCAATTTTTGTTGTGTTTTGTCTTTACGACGCACAGCAAGCATGATGGCCTCATCAACTGTGTCTACAGCAATGATGTGATGCACCATGACGTTGTTCTTTTGGCCTTGCCGCCAGAGTCTGCGAATAAACTGCTCGTAGATTTCTAATGACCAAGTCAACGAGTACCAGATTACAGCATGACCTGCGCCTTGTAAATTGAGACCGTGACCCGCCGACATAGGGTGCGCAAGTAAAACTGGTACCTCGCCGGCATTCCAACTCGCAATAATATGATCAAGCTTAGTGCCAATGACGCCCGAACCAATAATAGGCGCATGAGGAAAAGCTTTTTTAAGCCTCTCCAAGTCATGTTGAAAATGGTATCCAATGATGCAAGGTTGACCTGATAGCTCTTCCACAAGGTCCATAACCGCTTCAGTCTTAGCATTGTGTACATGCAATGTCTCCCGCTCGTTGCCATCAAGATAAGAACCACCATTGGCAATTTGTTGGCCCTTCATAACTGCAACAGCTGCGTTAACAGCTGTCACTGTGCCTTGCTCAAGCTCCAAAGTTAAAGCTTTTTCAAAAGCATCGTACATTTTACGTGCAGCATGCGGAAGTTGGACTCTGACATCGTTGTAGGCCAAGACAGGTAAGTCAAGATGATCGAGAGCTGCCATCCGAAGCACTTTACCATCAAGCTTTTTTTGGATTCTTGTTTCGCCATCTGATTGCAACTTCCATTCATAGCCGTTGAAACCTGAAGGGTAGAAATACTCTGCCCTAAACCTTGATACGTAGGGACCAAACGTGGCCCCCTGGTCAATAATCAACTGCGGCCCAAATATATCTAATAGGCTATTGGGCGCGGGTGACCCAGTGAGGCCCCAGCGGCGATCAAACTTATCAAGCACGGGCTTTAAAGTCTTAAAGCGTTGCGTTTGCGTGTTTTTCAAATAAGAGATCTCATCTATGACAAGAATCTCAAACGGCCATACTTTGCCATGCATCTTATGCGACAGCCAAGCCAAGCCTTCAAAGTTGATGACATAGATGTCATGGTTAGTACTTAATGCTTTGTCTTTCTTGGCGCCATGAAGCACACCAACCGAGTAGCCTGAAAACTGTTCCCACTTTTTAGTCTCATGCGGCCACACAGTGTAAGTGGGGCGCAATGGTGCAACAACCAGCATCTTCTTTACAGCACCTGCAAGTCGTAAAGTGCGAAATGCTGATAGCACAATTGCAGTTTTGCCGAGCCCTGGGTCCAGCCACAACTGCCCAGACCCACGCTCAATTAGAAACTTTACAGCTTCTTTTTGGTACTCATGCGGTTCCCAGAACACGGTCGATCCCTTCTTTCGAGTCAATTACAAAGACTTTATGCCCACGAACCGTAAGCTCATTGTGTACTTTTTCTTGCATAGGTGATACGGTACCACCGGGCCGCTTAAGCTCAACCCACAATACCTCACCATTTTCAAGAGGCACAATGCGATCAGGCCAGCCACGTTGAAACCGCACGTTTAGCTTTAATGTAAGTAAACCATGCTTTTTGCATTGCTTTGAGAAGTAGCCCTCAAGGTCACGCTCAAGTATGACACTGGTTACCATTTGCAAGGCCCACCGTTGTCTTTACGAAAGTGGCAATACCTGCAATTGGCGTTAGGCTTTGGCGCAAAGATAGCGTCTTTTTCAATCTTTGTCATGCGGTTAGTCATCCATGTCTTTAGCAAAGGAAAGTCTTTGCGTATGACAGTGGCGCATGTCACAGGTTTTTGCAAGTCAATGAACGCAAGCTCAAGCTCAACAGTATCTACAGCAGGGTACAGCGCAAAAACAAGTGTTGCGTAAAGCCGTAACTGCTTTTCGTAGTCGCGTTCTTTGCCTGTCTTCCAATCAATGATGCGTGCCTTGTTGTCTTTTATTGCAAGTAAATCAATCTGGCCTCGCAGCCAGACGTCATCATCTTTAAAACCGCAAGGTGACCAATCACGCCGTACGCCTGTGTCAAGCTCAGGCAGCACAATAGTGTAGTAGCTTTTGATGTCGTTGATAAAGTCAAGCCAAGGCTCCAACTCGGCTGTCACTAACCCCAAGCCGCCAAAGGCTTCTTCAAACTCTTTATGAATGCGCTTGCCACGCTCAGCAGCTGGGCCTGTAGGCTCAGACAAATGATCAATACGTGTAAGCTTGTACTTAAGAGGGCAATCTTCATACGTGGAAATGCTGGAATGTGAGAAGTTCATTTGGTTTCCTGATAGTTGTTGCCAATTTTGTAGTCACTAATCATTGGCACGTCCATAGTTAGCGCATTACACATTGCATTGACTAGGCACTCTGCCTCGCGTTCAAGTGCGTCAATTGGCGCGCTAATGACCAACTCATCGTGCACACTAAGTAGCAACCTGCTATCCTTGCGTGTCTTTTGATACAGTAGCATTGCAGCCTTGGCTTGATCTGCAGCAGAGCCTTGAATCAGCAGATTGACGCCTTTGTAATCAAACTCACGGATGCGGCCGTCAATAACCTTAGGCGGCTCCATCTTGACAAGCCTGCCGCCAATAGTCTTAAGGGGCTCACCTAGTTTGTATCGCGTGCGCATTGTTGCCTGCATGACCTTAAGCCCTGGCGCCACAGCTGTTGTGTAGGCATTCACCAATGTGCGTGCCATGTTCATATCAATGCCTAGCATATCACTAATCTTGCCTGGGCCTGCGCCATACAGAATCGCAAAGCTTACGCCCTTTGAGTACGTACGACTAACAGGTCTGCCACTGGCTTCAGTCATCATTGTTGCTGCGTAAGTATGCAAATCAGCACGTGCATCCACCTGGTATTGCTTCATAAGATTGCCGCCTTCAAAGTGGGCAAAGATACGAAGCTCTTGTGCATTAAAGTCGCATGCAATAAGCTTGTGGCCTTCATCAGGCAAGATAAAGCTACGAATCAAAGGCAATGCGGCAACCTGCAAATCTTTGGGCAACGTAACTACTGGATACCTGACGGGGGCGTTCTGAAAATTTGGTGTGGAAGATAGTCGCCCAGTTCGAGTTCCTCCACGCTCACCTCTGACACTATTCCAGTTGGTATAAATTCGACCCGTAGAACGAGAGGCGTGTAGCCACGGCTCAATAAAAGTAGATAGACAAGTCGAAAGGTTTGCTCTAAATCTGAGGACATCGCGCAACTCCAGGTTGGTAAGCATCTCATCAAATGCTTCTTTTGTGGCTTGTAATTGGCCTTTGTCCGTGGCGGGCCATGCTTTATTTTTGTCCCAATGCTCTGATTGATAAATACATTCGACCAGCTGTTGGTCGCTATCAACATTCAATTCAGAAGACCCCAACAATGCACGTACCCAATCATTACAAAGCGCAATGTCTATTTCTGCTTGTGACTTTGCTTTATCAAGACCTTCCACATCTACACGTATGCCTAAGCTTGAATTCTCAAGCAACATGGGTATCAGCTCAATTTCACGGCGATAAGGCACTAACTGCGCAGGCAAAACCTTTAAAGCCAAAAAGTCATAAAGCTGTGAAGTAAGCCGTACGTCAGCCATAGCGTAGCGACCCACCAGTTCAACTGGACCGCGACAGATGTATGCTCCCCAGGTAGACTTTTTCTTCTTTGCTTCTGGCACGTTCTCAATGACCCATGCCTTCAACTCATCACGCTCATCTGGCTTTGCAATATCCCATGTAACAACTAAGTCTTTGAGAGACAGAGATCGAGTATGAGGGTCATGCAGAAAAGCCAGAATAAGGGTATCGTTAACTCTATCAGCCGATGGAGTGTTGAGCCCAAAATGTACGTTAACGACGTCCAGGTCAAATGAAGCGTTGTGAAAGCAAATCGACCGAGTTGACGAGAAAATGGCTTTGAGTATCTCATGAACTTCGTCTTTGGTAGAGTTATTGTCGTGCAGATGGCCGAAGGCGTAGTAGCCATCACGTATTTCACCTTCAGGGTCATAGATAGCAAGACCTACAGGCACCGGTGGGTACTTAGGCCTTGCTTCTATTCCCTCGGTTTCAAAGTCGAGGAAAATTGGTTCCATTAGAAGCGTGTCGATTGCGCAGACGTTTCAGGGGCTGCGTCATCGCCTACAAAGTTTGTAAACTCCAAGGCTTTCTGACTTTCATTGGTGCCACGCGTAATCAAGGCGTTCAGCACATCAGCATCCTGCACTACACTTTTCATGGTAAAGGTGACCTTGAATTGAGTTTTAGCGTCAGGCACAACTGCAATGGTAGTTACCACGCCTAAACTAGGGCGGCGCAACGTAGCGGCAACTGTTTGAATGTAAGTTGTGTACGCACGAATGCTGGTAACAGGCGGACGCAATGCGACAACCTCAGCAGCTTGGACTGCGGCTGGGCTAGCAATGCTATCAGCAGGCAGCAATAGCAACCGGCGTGTTTCTCGGCATGCCTTGCCTTTGCCGCCATTAGCAGCTGAGCCCCATTCATTGCAAGGGCAGCCTTCGCACTCTTTGCGCATAGGGTCGGAGACTGCTGCCGATGGCCCCATGCCGGTTGCAACAGTTGCAATGGCAAAGCATTTTGGCGCGACAATCTTGGTGGGGTCATAGCGGCTGTCATAGTACAAGCGCTCAATAGGGCCTGCAAGGATTACGCAGTCCAATGAGTTGTTGGCAATGGGGTTGCCGCGGTAGGTTAGCACACCACTTTTGGTAGACAGGAATGCTGTGCCAAGTGTTGATTGCTCAGCCTTGACATGGTCCATAGCCATTGCGGCTAGTTGGTCTTCAAACAAACTGATTTGCGCGGTTTCAGTTTTAGCGACGATATTTTTGCTCATGATAGTCCTTAACAAGTTACGAGTTTTTGCGATAAACGGTCAGTTCAAAAGACTTTGTAGCCAAAGTCCCCGGTATTGTCTCCCCGGCTTCCCAACGTTCGCGGAAAATCGTGGAGGACAATCTTTTGTGCAGCAGCTCAAATTGCTTTGTATCTGCTACGTATGCGTAAAAAGCTTGCCAATCAGTAATGGTTGGATTGGACACTTCTTTCATTGTGCATGATGCTTTGTCTGAGCCAGCTTTGGAGATGCCTTGCGTAGCCATTTGCTCCATGATGTCTGCCTCAATGACTGCAAGCTTCTTTGTAAGTGCTGAAGCCTCGGTAGTTAGCGCTTCACGTTTGCCTTTGACAGAAACGAATTCGTCAATTAGGTCTTTGATGTTCATGGGTTATGCCTCATAAGATGCGTGTTGATGACACGTTGCATGGCCTCTTCAGGCGGAACCCAGCCCATAGGCTTAACCACGTCATAGCGTGTGCCACGTAAGCTGCGAACAAACTCATTTGCAGGCTGCTTTTTCATGTTTGCTGCATGCACGATGTCAAAGAGCTCATCAAAAGGTAGCCCCATTGCATGAGCACAGCCTAGAGTAACATAAACCAGATCTACCAACGCATCGGCAGCGTCAACCAACGAGCCTTCCTCACATGCACGCATGTATTCACTAAGCTCTTCAAGAATGAATCTTGAAAAGTAAGAGCTTTCATCGCTGCGGATTAGTGCAGGTATTTCGCCAATAGGCAATTGAAGCTTTTGCCTAAACTCACGGACTTTATCGTACATTATGCTGCTTTCAGGTTGTTGGCCCAGATGTCTGACAGCCAATAGGGTGGAAGTGAAGTGCCTTTGTTGTATACCATTGGCATACGTTCGATTTTACTAGCATAAAAGCGGCGGTAAGACTCGATGGTGTTGGAAGACTTGTATTCATCAGGCATGGCCAGGGGCGGCGGCTGCCAAAGCAAAGGCATTTTGTACATTGCAGGAGGCGCTTTAATAAGCTCGGCAATGACAATGCCTTGCGTTTTATGGTGCTTGCCGTAACGGACGTAGAACTGCCTGCCAAGGGCCAAGGCAAGCTCGACAACATAGTCATAGTGGAGCCTGCCAGAACGCACCCAGATGTTGCTTGGGTGATTGACGTGAGTAGGCTTGTAGGTTACATTGGCGCCGTTGCCATGTTGGTGGTGCGCTGTGGCCAGCATTTGTGCTGACTCAATGAGCATTTTGCCAACGTGCTTATCACAATGCATGCCTGCAGCAACAGCGGCGCAATCGTGAAGATAGAAGACATTCATAGGTACCTTTCAATAAACAATGTTGCAATTATACAACAAAAGGGTGGGGCCGAAGCCCCAACCGCTTTATGCCAAGGCCAACAGGTCTTGAACAGCTTGTTGCTTGATAGCTACGCCGCCGCCAAACCACGCGTTGGCCAGCCGCGCATCACCTGTGCGGGCTGTTTCCCAATCCATCAGCTGAGTGACTGCATTCAATGCGCCCCATGCTGTGCCCTTGGCGGATTCAAGATCAGCACCAATGCCAGCGCCGTCAAACAATGCCAATGCACGTTGTGCTGCGCGGCTAGGTTTCTTATCGTCACCGCCAAGGAGCTTGGTGAATACAGCCTGGGCTTGCATGCTGGACACTTTGACACCGGCCAAGAACTTGGCGGTATGCTCAAAGGCCTTGAATGCGTCGTTGAAATTGGCCAACTCAGTTTTAACAGCGACGGGGTCAAACACCGAGTTGTGACGGACGCTAACCTCAGCCTTGCCTTTTTGCGCAAGTTGCAACGTGTTGTTGCATACAACGCGAACAGATGTTAGCCGTGCTTGTGTTGCTAAAGAACCATCTGCAGATGAGGCTAGAAGCAGGTACTGGTTGACTTTATCGCCAGCCAGGTTGAACTCACCATCCATCCGTGCCAAGGCCCAGTAGTGGGCACCGTTGCGAAGCACACCGGCTGTTTCCAGATGGGCAATGCTGCCAACCATGTCGCGAAAGAATTCCAGCACTTCAACAGGCTGCACAATCTTGTACTGGCTAGATACAAGACCAAGAGGCAACTCGTTGTCAGTGCGGTACATGACTTTCTTGCCACGAAATGCTGTGTGCTGAGGCTTAAAGCCGTTCCACACAGAAGCAGGAGGCGCAAACTGCACATCAGCAGTTGCCAATTGGAAGTCTAAGCCAGACTCCTCGGCCCAGGTTTCAATGGGAGAATCAGCGGTTAGCTTTTGACCTAGACCGTGCCAAGGGGTATCACCTACGTAAGCCATTGCGGACTTGCCAGTGAGGGTAGTTGCGAGCATGTGTGCCATGATGATTGCCTTTCAATAAACAGTAAACAAGTAAGTTAGAGGGACCAGTTTGTAGTTGCCTACAGTTGAATTATACAGCTGTTTCTGCAACTTTTTCACATTTTCGAAAAAAAGTTGCAAAAAGTTTACTTTTTCACGTCTTTAAGGCGCCAGTCTTCCAAGATCTGTAGGACATGCCGCCTAAAGTTCTGCCTCATGACTAGCTCGCCAGGCTCATACATGCTCATGAAGCGCTGCAAGGCGTTCTGCTCGCCTTGGAAGTTGTACTGTGCTTGTGGCAGCACGTCAGTGTCGAGCTCACGTGCTAAAGGCGTTGCGCCGTAGATCATGTCAGTCAATGGCGCATCAGCGCCTTCCTTGACTTTTTTAACGCGCTTTTTTGTTTCTTCAGGGCTTAAAATTGCCTCACCAATGTAGGCTTTGGTGTCATCGGTCATTACATTCCTTTTGCGTTGATGGTGGTTGTCTGCGCCTGTCGGCAAGCGTGTTTACTGGCTTCTTGCAATGTTTGCCAAGCCCAATTGCACTTCGTACAAACCCAGTAATGCGGCTCTGAAGAAGGCGGTTTTACTTGTTTAAGCATACGTACTCCGGCGAGGGCGCACATAGCTTGTATAAGCTCCAGATCGCGTTTGGTCCATGAACACCCGCTCTGACAGGTCCTTGGGCGTCAGGAAATACTCAGGGTACTCCTCGCGCAGCTCCTTGATGTAGGCCTCCAGCGGCGCGTTGGCTGCCACCGGGTAGTCCTTCTTGTCGCCGGTGATCACGCGGCTCAGGTTGCGCAGCCTTTGTTTTTGCAAATCGTTGAACATTTTAAAATCTTTTACTCTTGATGTGTTGATGGTCGTTGGCTCCGGGGCGTCCGGATGTCATCTGCTCTGGCCGGTATTCGGGGTGCTCCCACAGGCTCATGGCCGGTGACGGCGTAGGCGGCGGCGTTGTGCTCACGGGGTGTGGTTCGATCTCGGCCAGCAGCTTGCGAAGTTCCCGCGCACGTCTTTCCTCGGCCCAGTTTCTTACTCGTACTCTAGTCATGCGTCCCTCCATTCCCATCCAAGTAGCTGCTCAGTGTTTTTAATCTGTTTGTCCGTTGGCTTGTGGTACATAGCAAACGATGTGTACGGAGTCGCTTGGGGGTATAACACCCAGTGACCAACAGGTTTTGGCGGATGAATAATTGTGCAGGTAGGGCGTTGATCTGGGCTTGGGTTGTTCCTTGAGAGAACTTTAAAAAAATCATTGTCCACCGGCTCTTGCGCTGGATGTGCCATCCGGTTGACTGCTTTGTCAACACTGGATTGCGTCTGGTGCAGCATCCCGTCCACAAACCCGCGCTCGTAGTCTGGGCCTTGGTCAAGCCTAGGCTTTGCGTAAACCTGAACATCGTCGTCGTCCAGCCTGTCCTGCGCGATTTTGCGTTTGCTATCAAATCCTGTCATAGTAAATGTCTCCATGCAGTTTGTGGTTGAGTTTCTTTGGTTGCGTCAGTCGCAGGGAAGTTGTACGCCTTTAACGCCCTTGCAAGCACTGTGTACCAAGGCTCCGCTGGCTTCGGTGGGTTTGGCTTTCGTCCTGCTTTCATTTCTTCTTCCTCCAGTCGCAGGAGATATCTTGCCCATAGCGTCCACCAGCTACAACGCAATTGGTTCCGTCATCCATCACAATAGGCACAACATATGTTGCATTAAAGTCAGGCCAATCAATGCGTATCCAGCCTTCCTTCAACGGTGGTGGTTTATGCTCGTCGTTGCAAGCACTGAGAGCCATCACTGCAATGGCTATTGCGTATAGGTACTTCATTGCGTAGCTTCTATTTTAGCGTTGATGATACAAGCTTGGCGCCAAGCTTCGTCCCAGATAGCCTTGGGGTCATCCAACAATTCCATAGCATTAGCGCGCTTGAGTAGTACAACCCAGTCGTCAAAAGCTTGCTCCCAGTCTTGCATATGCGCTGGGTTGTGAGTAGTGTTCATTCTAGTCCTAACATGCAGATGGTGATGAAGTATACTGCAAGCGCGAAGACGCCTGCCAGTACGCCGATGCAGAGGTCTTCGATGGTCATGATAATTCCTTGGGTTGGGTGATGATAGACAATAGATCGGCGATGGCCTCTTCTTCAGTGGCGCCATGGCCCAGCGCATCGCCAGGCTCATAGCCATCAATATAAGCCTCCCAGTCAAAGTCGCGCACAGGAAT